ACGACGGTTGAATGTCAAATTGACTATGGGTGTGATCCCTTTGTTTCATCTGCGTGTTGCTTTGATGACTTATGGTGATGACAATAACTTTGAGGTTCATCCCGAGGAGGAGGTCTTCAACATGATCACAGTTGGTGAGGAATTGACTCGCATCGGAGTAGATTACACTGATGCCAACAAACAGATTTCCACTGTACCCTTCAAAACTTTGGAAGAGATTTCATTTTTGAAAAGATCCTTCTGTGTACACCCTCAGCTGAAGAAGCGCGTGGGTACTCTGACCATTGATTCCATCTTTAGATCTCTATTATTGAGTAAGAAGATTGGTAAGAATTGCGATGAAACAGAGGCTCAAATCATGGCTGGAAATATGCAGCAAGCTCTATTCGAATTTTACCTGCATGGTGAGGATGTCTACTGGAAATATCATGAGATGTTTGAAGATTTCAGAGGCCTCAAGGATTCCGGTGGGTACACCATCGGCAACTACTATGATCCCCCCACACCAGAGAAGATCCAAGAACGCTATTTCAATAGCAAGTGCTGTTACAAGAAAGCACAAGCTGTATTGAAGGGATTGCAACCAGAAGGAGGAGCAATGTCCGTGGCGGAAATGGAAATTTTCAACTCCGGAACACCTCTCGGACCGCAATTGACACAGGAACAAATATGCCAAGAATGGACTAACACACTTGGTTTTTACCCTGATCCACTTGTGTGGAGAGGTCGTGAAGGAATCTTGGCCAAACATTGTGTGCGTGTGGCAGTCAGTGCAACTGACCCCATTGAACGCCACCATTATATGGCTATGGCTTGGTATTGTGGTTATTGTCCGAGGGCAAGCGAGCGCATGCCTACTCTCCCTTTTGGAGCTGTGCCTGTGATGAACCTGCGCGAGATTAGGTTTCGCATGTGGACCTCTGGTGAAGACCCTGCTAATGTAGATAGGCTGTGGGGTGGTGATTGTCGACTAAATCGGTTTAGCTTTCACCTCAGAGAAATGCGTGCCAGATTCACAGAAAAGGATCTCAAGAAAGCCCAGTTATTGGCTGGCATCCGTTATGCATTAGGTAGTATGGAGACTACTTGCATAGCATTTGGGATTGGATCGCGCGAAAGCCTCCATCTCAACCACTGGCGGAATATCTATCGAGAGAAACAAAATGTCGTGTTACCCCTCCCTGAGGAATTGACACGTTATGTTTGGACTTTCCTACAACCCGATATGGTCCGCCTTATGATCACACCAGACAAATTTTCAGTGTGGGTTACACCCGACTTAGTCGGTAATGAACCCGAGGCGAATCTACACTTGAATCTGGCCCTTGGTCATCCCGCTATTCTAACAGCAGCGGAAGAACTCAGAAATGCCTACGTTGGGGCTTAGCTTAATAAGCTCTGCCCTGGGAAAAATGTAAATATTAACAAAAATGTAAATAAGTGCGAAGATCCTTGCACGCAGTCAATTTTGGATCCCTTGAATGTAGCCGACGAGATTCGGTTAGCGTCGGATGGCGCGAAACTCAAGCCTCAGGCAGGTCAATTCTGCTATGAGGCACAAGGTCAGGAGGACCAGAAAGAGAAGATAACAGAATTCTTCGAATCCGACCCTAATTACACGTGTGTTGTGGAGAGTGAAATCAATGATGAAACTCGTATGAATACCACCCAAAGCATTGAATCTTTGGAAGATTTCTTTGCCCGACCGGTAAAAATTGCCGCAAGCACATGGACTGTTGGAGGCGGACTGGATGTCCCAGGTCTGCGAGTATGGTCACTTTGGATGCGGAACAAGCGTGTTGCGAATCGTTTGTCCAATTTCAAAAAT